GGTGGGGGGTGGGGGGCTGTTGCGGGGGCACCCGCCGCATCAGTTTATGAAGGAAGTCAGTTCGAATCAGCATTCGCAGGCGTCAAAAAAACCGTTGATGCAACAGCAGAAGAATATGCTGCACTTCGTCAGAACATTCTGGATATGACACGGGAAATTCCGTCCAGTGCTTCAGACATTGCCGGAGTCATGGAGATCGCCGGACAGCTGGGAATTGCTACAGAGAGTTTAACGGAATTTACGGAGACAATGATCAACCTTGGTGTATCCACAAACCTGTCTGCGGAAGAAGCTGCTACCAACCTTGCAAAATTTGCGAACATTGTGAATATGGCAGATTACGGAACGGATGGAATCAGCAACTGGGAACGTCTGGGATCCGTTGTTGTTGATCTCGGTAATAATTTTGCCACAACCGAGGCAGATATCGTTGAGATGGCTACGAGACTGGCATCGACGGGATCGTTGGTAGGACTTACAGAATCACAGATCATGGCCCTGGCAACGGCAATGAGTTCCGTCGGTATCCAGGCGGAGAGCGGTGGATCCACAATGGCGAAACTGCTTAAGAAAATGCAGCTTGCCGTTGAACTTAATTCGGATTCTCTGGAGGATTATGCGGCAGTCGCGGGTATGACCGGAGAACAGTTCCGGGATACATTCGAGAGTGATGCAGTAGTGGCATTATCAGCATTTATCGATGGACTAAATGATACGGAAAGAAACGGGAAATCAGCTATTGCAATACTGGATGATATGAAACTTTCAGAGATACGGTTAAGCAATACTGTCCTCGCACTTGCCGGGGCAGATGGAGTGATGACGGATGCCATTGAGACGGCTAATAGTGCATGGGATGATCACAACGCACTGGCAATCGAAGCGGGCAAGAGGTACGAGACCGTAGAGAGTAAGGCGATTATTTTGAAGAATGCGCTTTCAGAAATCGGCATTACAGCCTACGATGATTTGCGGGATCCTCTTGTTGGAACAATCAGTCAGATCACTGAGGCAGCATGGGAACTGAATGATTATATTGGAGGAGCTGACGGAATCAGCAAATGGATAGATAACATTAATAAGACACTTCCAACATTGCAGAGAAATGCGAAGAATGCATGGAAAACTGCGGAGCCATTTTTTGATGGAGTATTGGAAGTTGGAAAATGGTGTACGAAGAATCCGGAAGCCATTACGGGTGTACTATCTGGTATTGCGAGTGCTATGCTTGCATATAAAGCGGCATCCACTACCGTTCATTCCTTAAATTCTCTTACAAACTTTATAGGCATTCTGGCGAAAGGCGGAGCTGCGGCGGATATTATGCTTGTAGTGGGAGCAATCGGCACGTTGGTCGCAATATGTGAAACCGGGCAGGCAGCTCTTAATGAACTTGCGAACGATAATCTTGCAGATCATTTTGGTGACATTGCATTATCTCTGGAAGACGTGCAGAAGGTGGCTGCGTATATTGTTGGATCAAAGGATCTTGACCGGCTCAATGAGGCTCTGGGAGCATTTGATGATATGGAGGGATTTGCCTCGGCAATGGATAATGCCGTATCAGAGATCAATAAGATGAACTGGAAAGTATCCATTGGGATGGAACTTACTGCAGATGAACAGGAGAATTATAAGACAGCCATAGATGAATATGTTCAGGCAGCAGAGGATTATGCTCTGCAAAACCAGTACGCTGTGTCATTGAACCTTTCACTGGCTTTGGATGGTGCCGATGCGGACACACTTGCAATCGGTGATAAGGTGAATGCCTTCTATCAAAGCAGCTATCAGGATATGGTTAATCTTGGGGATGAACTGAGCAAAGCAGTGAATGATGCATTTGCAGATGGAGTTCTGGATCCGAATGAGATCGAAAATCTGGCTGATATTCAGAGAAAGATGGCAGAATTACAGGAAGGTATTGCACAGGGCGAGTTCACGGCCAAATTATCTGCGATACAGCTGAAATACGATGGCTCCAATCTTACGGCAGATTCATTTAAGAATATACAGTCTGAAATTGCTACGCAGCTTGACGCGTTGAATGATACCTATTTGCAATCCTATATTAAAAATATGAGTGCAAATGAGGATGCTCTGTCGCATGGAAGCATTACGCAAAGCGAATATGACGCGTTGAAACAGCAGTTAGAGTATGACTATATTCAGAAAATGGCAAATTCTACGGCACAGGCATCGCAGTTCCAGTTTGGAACGATCAGCGATCAGTATATGCCGGAATTATCCAGTTATATGACCGATGCGCTGTCAGGAGATCTGAGTTGGTTGCAGGATCAGCTTCAATATACGGAAGAGCAGTTGGCAATGATGGATTATGATCCACTGCAGGATTATTTCATGGAAACGTTCAAGAATCTATCCAGCAATCAGGATCTCGAAGTTGTGAGAAAGGCTGTTGAGGATCTTCTGAAAGAGGCACAGCCTACGGTGGAGCAGATGCAGAAGGTCGAAGAGCAGTGCCAGGGGGCTGGTGTAGCAATACCGAAAGCAATCACAGATGGATTGAAACAGTATACATTGCTTCAGGGCGTTGTGGATGGAAATATGGATGCCTTTTATGAACTGCTGGGACAGAGTATTTCTGGAACGGAATATGAGCAAGTAATTGACCAACTGGAACAACAGGGACGAGACATTCCAGATTCCCTGCTTAAAGGACTACAGGAAAGCAATGTCATCGACGGAATGTATGCGTGGACGGATGAAAAGATCAATGAAGTTTTGTCCAAAGGCTTCACGGCCAGTGCAGATGTGGATGTAACACTGAATCCGACATACAGTTGGGCAAACAATATCGTACCGTCTCTTCAGATGGATAGATTATCAAGGTTCAGAATAGAGCAGAATGCGGATGGAGGCATTTGGGATCATCCGATATTAACCACATTTGCGGAGAGAAGCATGGAGGCGGCTATCCCTATTGATGGAAGCCAAAATGCTATCAATCTGTGGGAGAAGACGGGACGCTTGCTCGGAATGGATAGTGTTCTTGACAAGGTATCGCTGGAGGGAGGCAGCAGTCCTGTGATCGAATATAATCCGGTGCTGAAGTTCTACGGTGACGCCACCAGTAAGGATGATATCGCCGATGCATTGAGTATTTCTCAGGACCAATTTGAGAGTCTTATGGAGAGATACCTGAAAGACAATGGACGTGTGTCCTTCGGGTAAGGAGTGTGCTTATGGCAAAAAAAGTATACATAACGAAGTCGGGAGACACATGGGATATGGTAGCAAAGGAAGTGTACGGTGACGAACTGTACACTTCCTTGCTTATGAGCAATAATCAGGAGCTCATTGAGTACTTTGTGTTTCCAGAGAATATTTCTATTGCACTGCCGGAAATTCCGAAAGAAGAGAGCTTGCTGCCAGATTGGAGGTCGTAGAAATGGCGCTACCACGCAACGTTAAATTACAGATCACTTATGATGGAACTGCTTCGGAGACTGTTTCTGTTACAACGGCATCTGCTGGAGCGGCTTCTTCATACACAGTCAAATCAGGAGATACACTGTGGGCAATTTCCAAGAGATATTACGGCAGTGGAACGAAGTATCCGAAAATTTATAATGCAAATGCAGATCTGATCGAATCCACAGCAAAGGCACACGGAAAAAAGAGTTCCAGTAACGGACACTGGATCTGGCCGGGCGAGGTATTAACAATACCAGGATTATCGACCACAAGCACAACGACGAGTGTGCGTAAAACGGGATCTTCCAATCCGGGTCTGGGAGATATTATCGGGAATACAGCAACGAGCTTTTCTTATACGGATGTGGCCAGCGGGAAATCGGACAGTGCAGATATTACCATGTATGATATTGAGAAAGAATGGTTGGGAAACAGGAAACCGAGGCGTGGCGCAGGACTTGGAGCAAAAATAAAGATTAATAATTGGAATACTGAGAATACTTCGGAAGTATTTGACTGTGGTAATTTCATCGTGGATGATGTTTCTTTTTCAGGGAGACCCATAGGTTGTGTACTGAAAGTGGTAAGCGTGCCGACAGATGACAGTTTCAAAACGCTGGACAAAACAAAAACATGGGAGAAAACAACCATAAAAGATATTGCGGCTGAGATCGCGGGAAGCGCCGGTGTGGCTCTTGTATATGAGGCGGCGGCAATCCAGATCCAGGAGATGGAACAGAACAATCAGACTGATAGTGCCTTTCTGTACGCTCTGTGTGAGAAATATGGCTTGGGCATGAAAGTCTATAATCATAAAATCGTCATATTGGATATTGTTTCTTACGAAGAAAAAAAGTCTGTTGGGACAATATCGGAAACAGACTGCCTTACATGGAGTGTGAATGAGACTATAGACGGAACTTATACCGGAGTATGTCTTAACTATACGAATCCGGATTTGGATGATCCTATCAATGTAATGATGGGATCGGAAGGCAGGCTGTATGCGCTGAATGTGCAGGCAAACAGCCAGTATGATGCAGAAATTCAGGCGGCGGCAAAGGCAAATGCTGCCAACCGTAAGATACAGACAATGACCATTACGATTGACGGAAACAGAAATATCGTGGCAACGCAGTGCGTTGAAACTGCAGATTTTGGCAGTTATGACGGCAAATATTATGTGGATTCCGTAAAGCACACGATTGGAAGCAATGGATACCGGACACAACTTACACTTCATAAGGTCCAGACACCTATCAAAGTAACAGCTCCGGTGGTAGCAGCCTCTGGCGGAAAAACATATACCGTAGTATCCGGAGATACGTTGTGGGGAATTTCCAAGAAATTCTACGGAACCGGCACGAAGTACAGTGTTATTTATAATGCAAATGCGGATCTGATAGAAGCCACAGCAAAGTCACACGGCAAAAAGAGTTCCAGTAATGGGCACTGGATCTGGCCGGGAGAGACACTCACAATTCCGGAGGGATAAGATGGTTACGAGAATAGGGAAAGTGACAAAGGTATATCCGGGGGAAGGCAGGGTAAAGGTAACCTTTGAGGATAGCGGAAGCTCTTCGCTGCCTCTGGCAGTGCTCACTATGAATAAAGAATATTCCATGCCAAGCGTAGGGGACAGAGTAATTACACTTCACATGGAAAATGGAACGAGCAAAGGATTTGTTCTGGGAACATATTACGGTGGCGGAATGCAGCCCAAAGCTAATAGCGGGTATCGAAAAGACTTCACATCCGGCTGTTACGCTATCTGTATCGGCGGTTCCTACACATTGAAGGGATCTAAGATATTACTTAGTGGAAGTAGTGCTTCTGTATCTCTTGGAACCAAGGCATCTATGGTGGGATCTGAGGCAATTATGGGCAGTACCGCTTCAGATAATGAGGGTGATGAACCGGATTCTTATTTTAAAGCAACTTCTGACAATGTAGAAATCAAAGGTGCCACAGAGGTTAAGGTAGAAGCAGAAGGCGGAGCAGCGACGATAACAGCTGGTGGCGGAACAGCAGAGGTTGTAGTTGATACCGATACGACGGTCAAAGCATCCACGGTTACCATAGAGACTGATGGTAATCTGATATTTAAGTGTGCCTATGGAACGATTACGTCAGAGGAGATTATGAAGCGTTTGGAACGGATAGAGGATCAGCTTGGCATTCCGCATACGATATAGGAGGATGGCTATGGCAGTAGTAGGTAATTTAGGAAGCCTGATTACCTTTGAGGTAAGCTCAGACAAAGTCCTTACTTTTGACAAAATGAAAAGAACCGTGAAGGGCAGATGGGCTACGCATGATGCAATAGGAGGAAAAACGAAATCAGAGTTTTTGGGGGCAGGAAATGCAAGTATTACGTTGCAGATTTTTCTATCTTCTATGCATGGCGTGAGACCACGGGTAACGCTGGAGCGGATTGCAGATGCTGTCGAGAGAGGGGAATATTATCCACTTGTAATTGGCGGGAAATCGGTCGGAAGGAATAAGTGGAGAATTACCTCTGCCAGTGAAACGTGGGATACCATTATCAGAGACGGTATTCTGGTAGAGGCAAATGTAACGCTTAACCTGGAAGAATATGTGTAGGAGGCATTCATGGAAAATTATATTGTAGATTTGGACGGCGATGGCTTTTCACCGGATGAATTTGCGGACATTAAAAAGTGCCTTGAGACACTTCTTTCCGTTCGTGCGGGAAGTCAGCCGTTAGACAGAGAGTTTGGAATTGATGTGGACCATGTATTAGGCTACCCGCTTAATATAGCCAGAAATATGTTGGCACTTGAAATAATTGAAAAGGTACGCATCTACGAAGCAAGGGTAGAGGCCGATAACGTGTGGTATGAGGAAAACACAGATGGAAAACTCATCCCGCACGTTCATTTTGTGAAGGCGGAGGTATGACATGGTTACAGATAATTTCCCTGATATTTCCTTTATTGATAATTCAACGATAGAAGATGTTCTCACGCAAATGATTAATGACTATCAGAGCAAATATAAAGAGATCACTAACAAAGAGGCCGCACTTGCAAAGGCTGATCCGCACCGGCTTATTATGTATGCTTGTGCCGTTCAAATTTATCAGGCTATGCAGTATGCAGATTACGCGGGAAAGGTTAGTTTTCTGAAATATGCGCGGGGAGAATACCTTGACAACCTTGTTGCGATTCGTGGGATTCAGAGGCAACAGGCAAAACCAGCGACGACAACATTGCAGTTTTCTATCAGTGAGCCTGTTGCATCTGTAGTAGGCATTCCGGCGGGAACCAGAGCAACAAATGGTAATAATGTGTTTTTTGCCACGGACGAATATGTGGAAATAAAAGCCGGAGAAATTTCGGTAAGTGTGTCTGCAACCTGCACGGAAGAAGGGAGCCTTGGAAATAATTTCGCAATAGGAGAGTTTGGAACAATCGTCAATTCTCTTCCGTATGTTGTTGCTGTGACAAATACGACACAGACATTCGGAGGATCTGATATTGAGGACGATGATAGCCTAAAGGAAAGAGCTTATACCATACAAAAATCATATTCTACAGCAGGACCTACGGGAGCATATGCATATTTTGTGAAACAAATTGATCAGAGCATCAGTGACGTGGTTATACGGTCGGATACTCCGGGAGTTGTAAAAGTAATATTTACTACTGAAGCCGGGATGCCGGATCCGGCTCTTATTCAGAAGGTTACAGATTCTCTGATGGATAGAGACATTCGACCGCTCACGGACAAGATTGAGGTATCAGCACCAGTGTCAAAAACCTATGATGTAGAATTTACCTATTATATTTCGTCCGGTGAGAAGGCATCGGTAGCATCCATTCAGGAAAATATTGCAGCAGCAGTAAATAGTTATAATGCCTGGCAGACTGGAAAAATCGGACGAGATATCAACCCTTCATATCTTATTCAGAAGATCATGGAAGCTGGAGCAGAAAGAACCGTTATTATAGCACCGGAATTTACAGCGCTGGACAATGGTACTATTGCGAAAACCGGTACTGTGA